TAAAAAGAATGTTATGGGACCGTGCAGAAAATATGCAACGTGCTGAATTTATTGCCAGTGCTGCTGAAATAGGAATGGAAGAAGCTGACGCATTTGAATTTTGGAACTCTGTCAATGGCCAAGATGACGTTTACAACGACAGTGGACTAACATTTGATGATTCCGAATTTGAAGAGCCAGATGATTCAGTTGAACGCATGATGGAATTGTCCGGAATGACACGTCACTCAGTTGATGGCGGTATGGACAATGACATACTTCAAGACGGTATTTTAGGAACAATAGCAGGCGGCATAGCAGGCGCAGCATTAGGTGGCCCAATGGGTGCAATTACAGGTGCAGCAGCAGGCGATTCATTAACTGATGACGAAGCAAACGAATTTGATGATGTAGAGTTTGATGATGGTGCTGCCATGTACGACGACGATGTTGACGAAGGTGCCAACACTTACAGACCCAGCGGCGAAGAAATTGCCGGACCAGAAAAGAAAACCATTGGCGATAAGATCAAAGGCTTTGCCAAAGATATGGGCAACAAAGTTGCTCCCGATGATGAAACATTGTTAAAAGACCTACAGAACAAAGCAGACGGCTTAGATGAAGCAAGCTGGATCAATGGTCGTAAACAAGACGACAAAGAACTAGTTTGGAAACAAACTAGTATGAGCTACGAAGAAGCATGCAAGAAGTACGGTAAAGAAAATTGCAAACTTGGTGGTAAGAACCGACGTGGTGATGACACAGTTGAAGTAAAAGTTCCATTGGTAGCCGAAAGCGAGTACTCTGCTGTAAGTGGTCAATACGGACACTCTGGTAAAATGCAAGAGTTTGGCAAAGTCGAAGACGATGTAATGTCAAGACTCAAACAGTTGTCTGGATTGATAAAGACAATGTAAATTAGTCATTTGAACAAATGCGTCATAAATATCATTGACGCTAACAACAAAAGCGTGTACACTACTTGTGTGACACGCTTTTTTATTAGCATCACAGGCAACTTAGAAAACATTTTATAACACTTAGAAAGGCAACTTAAAATGGCATCATTAGCAGAAATTAGAGCAAGACTCGCGGCATCAGAAGGCAACAACAAAGGTGGTTCATCTACTGGCGGCGACAACGCAATTTATCCACACTGGAATATGGAAGAAGGTTCTTCCACAACACTCCGGTTCCTCCCAGACGCAAACACAAAGAACACATTCTTTTGGCAAGAACGAGCAATGATTCGTTTACCATTTGCAGGCATCAAGGGACAAATGGACTCAAAACAAACAATCGTGCAGGTACCCTGTATGGAAATGTGGCAAGAAACTTGTCCAGTCCTTACTGAAGTACGTGGATGGTTCAAAGACAAAGCTCTTGAAGACATGGGTCGTAAGTACTGGAAAAAGCGCAGTTACATTTTCCAAGGTTTTGTTCGCGAAAACCCAATGACTGACGAGAAGACTCCAGAAAATCCAATTCGTAGGTTTATCATTGGCCCACAATTGTTTACACTTATCAAAAGCGCATTGATGGATCCAGAGTTGGAAGAATTGCCAACTGACTACTTGCGTGGTTTAGATTTCCGTATTACTAAAACAGCCAAAGGTGGTTATGCTGACTACAACACATCAAAGTGGGCTCGCAAAGAATCTGCATTGACTGAACAAGAGCAGGCAGCAGTAGAAGCACACAGTTTGTGGGACTTGAGCACATTTTTACCCAAGAAACCAGATGAGTCCGCTGTCAAAGTGATCAAAGAAATGTTTGAAGCATCAGTTGATGGTGCGGCATATGATACTGAGCGTTGGGGTTCTTACTTCCGACCAGCAGGTGTATCAGCACCAGCAGGCAATTCTGAATCTGCGCCAACTCCACAGGTCAATCCTGCTCCAGTGGCAGCACCAGCGGCTGCATCAAACTTTGACGAAGATGAACCTGTAGTGGCCGCCGCTCCAGTTGTGGCAGCAACTGCGGCAGCACCGACTCAGAAAGCCGAAGATATTTTGGCAATGATTCGCAGCCGTCAACAGAAGTGATCTAGTAGTCACTAGTGTCATTTTAGTAGGGGATAACGGTCCCCTACATTTATATTTTGTATGATCAATTCACCTTTTATTGTTACTCGATTTGCACATGGATCTGCTGGCAAATTTTTAAGCACATTACTTCAGACCAGTAATAAAGTTGACCACTGGTCTGTAACTGTACAATCAAATAAAAACAATCCGGAATTATTAAAGCCTATTTTGCAAGAATATGTGCAAAGAAGTTTTCCTTCTGACCATAGTTTGCATTTAAAATCGGAACCAATGGTTCCGTACGATGTCAGTTTATACAGTACCAGTTATCCGCGGGGTAATGACGTCACTTTAGATCAATACTTAAAAAACGCTCAAGAAGCAAATGATTCCAGATTCTTGTCGTGTCACGAAAATGATTTGATACCTAATATTGTTTTCAGCAAACCTAATATTCCTAATTTTTGTTACAATACAAAAGTTGTTACTATTTTAATAACATCAGAATTAGAAAGATCTTGGGTTAACTCTGCATTACAAGCAAAACATTTTTTAGAATCAGAAGATTCAATTATATATGTTCCAAACTCGCCCATGCATTGTAATTTTTCATCGCTACCGACAGTTTTAAAATATAAAAACAAATATAAATTTGACAAATCTGAAAAACAATTGTTATTGCAAATGTTGGATTCTAACTACAAAAACACAGACTGGTTCACTGATCCAGAAAAGTTCACAGAAGTTGACGGGTCGCTAAATTTAGATAATCAATTTATAAACTTATCTGATATACTAGATATAGATAAGTTGATTCCAGTATTATCTTTTATTTTTGATTATTTTAAATTAGGGCAACTCGACGAAAAATTAATCAGACCCATGCATAAAATTTACTTAGACAATCATGCAACAATTTAAAAGTAACAATTACTCAAATATATTAAATGACAATATTGAATTTGAGTCTGGTACCATACAACTAATAGATCATTTAGGTGGATTTGACAGTAATAATCGAAATTTAATTTTAGATCAGTTAAATAATAAAAATATAAAAAATAAAATCGAAACTATGTATATGTCTGCTGGACTAAAGCATGAGTACCCAACACTGGACATTTCGTTCTCAGCAGACTTGCAGAATAATAACAATCTAAAGCATTTTACAAAATACAACATACATCCCCGTAATGATTTTAACAATTTTATTTGTAGTTTCAATGGTTCGGATCATGTTAGCCGAAAATTATTGGTTTCTATTTTGGAGAAGTTTGGATATTACAGTCCCGAATATTGTAGTAAAAACTTTACATATTCAACTGGCGTCTTAGACGGGCATATTTCAGATTATCTACCAGATCAAACAAGGCTGTATCGCAAGTTTTTTATATCTGCTGACAGTGAGGACTTTTTTCAAACTACTAATAGTTTTGGACATGTGCAATATGCACACCATAAAAATATATACAATTTAGAAAATAAACTAACTGAAAGTTTCTTGCATATCGTAAGTGAAACCATGGCTACTAGTTATGTGCCATTTGTAACAGAAAAGTTTTTGTACAGTATAGTGACAAGGGGATTGTTTCTAAGTTATGCACAGCCGGGCTGGCACGCTCACCTGGAAAAATACTACGGATTTAAGTTATACACTAAATTGTTTGATTACGGATTCGATTCAATTCAGAATCCAGTTGAGCGATTAGTTGCGTTACTAACCATGGTGTCTAAGTACAGAACACTGACCAAAGATGACTGGCGTGATCTATATTTAATGGAGCATGATGCCATAGAATATAATTATGATCATTATTTTAGTAACAGATATTTAACGCACTTAAAACAGTACGAGTAGCTCGTTTATTATAGACAAACATCAACATTGATAGTATAATATATTAACATTTTTAAAAAGGCAAATCATGGCAAAACCATTTGATATCTCAAAGTTCCGTAAGGACATCACAAAAAGCATTCAAGGACTAAGCATTGGATTTAACGATCCAACTGACTGGATCAGCACAGGCAACTATGCACTTAACTATCTGATCTCAGGTGACTTCAACAAAGGTATTCCACTGGGCAAAGTTACAGTATTTGCCGGCGAA